GCACAGCAAGGTTCTGACAAGAACTTCTACGCTGAAACTAAGATTCACCGTGTTCCACAGCCTGATGGTTCCGTAAAGAACTATCACTGCCGTAAGGTTCATGGAGAGAAGTGTCCTCTCTGTGATCTCTACTACGCTCTGTGGAAGACTGGTTCCAAGGAGGACGAGGACCTTGCTCGCCAGATCAAGCCCCGTGCTCGCTACTACCTGAACACCTACGACCGTGAGAACGAGGAAGTGAAGATCTTCTCCATCGGTGTTATCCTCTTCCAGAAGATTGTGGAAACCATGATGGATCCCGATTACGCTGACCTCTTCGAGCAGTCGGAGAACGGTATTCTGGACACCGAAATCGGTCACGATTTCAAACTTCACATGAAGAAGGAGGGGCAGTGGCCTAAGTACGACCAGTCCATGTTCCGCCCCAAAGCAACTCCGCTTGGCAGCAAGAAGATGATTTCTGAGGTGATGGAATCTCTTCACGATATTCACGATCTAGTGAAGCTTGAAGAGTATGATGCTGTAAAGGAGGCTGTCATGAACCTCCGTCCTGAGGTTCTTCCACGGGAGCGTACCTTTACAGAAACTAAGTCCGATGACGAAGTATCGGATGACGATTATACCAAGAGGTTGATGTCATGAAAATTGTAAATGTAATCGCGGCTTCTGTCTTAGTGTTCGGTTCTACATCGTGCGCTTTGCTGAAAGAATTTCTAGGTGAGGGTACTGTATTTACCACCGCTGACCAACTAGCAGAAGGACAACAGGGTGCTGTCATTCCTTGGGAGCAACTTCCCGAGGAGATCAAGGCAAAGGTTCCCGAAGGTACTACTGTGGTCATGGCTGATAAGGAGCAACTGAAAGATGGTGCTGCTTATATTCCTGCTGCCCCAGATGAGGGTGACATCGGTGCCATGATTGATGCTGGTTTCGGTATTGCTAGTACCTTCCTCCCTGGCCTTGCTGCTTGGGAAGGTGTTGTCACACTGTTCTCACAACGCAAGCGCAAGCATTATATCAAGGCAGCCAAAGCACTTGTACCTCACAAGGGAGACACTTCTGTTGATCTTGTAGGCACTGTAAAGGCTATTGGTGCTGGTCTTGGTATAGCACACTCATCTGAGGCATCCAAAGTTGCTGCCGAAGATGATTCAGAGTGGGAGTACGAAGAAGTACCCGAAGAAACTGTTGTCTGATATTCGTTAGTGTCTGAGACTATCCCGACAAAGGAGGTGATCCTACTAGAGTGTTCTAGGGGATCACTGTCAGGCAGCGAAGATTAGACAGTGCTAGAAACTCGAAAAAAGCGTTAGACGGGCGCTTTAAAAAACTAAAGTAGACACTATAATAGAGAGGTGGTTAATAGCCACCTCTCTTCTTATTATGAGCAAACTAAAAATACTTGTTGTACCTGCCAATGATGGTGGATGTGCGTATTACAGGGCGTGGCTTCCTTTCAATAAGCTGAACCAGCATTATGGGGACAAGGTTGAGCTTCGTTTCAACAAGAACCCTCTAGGCATTGAGGAAGAAGGTCCCAACGCTGGTAAGTGGAAAGAGGACTGGGAGTTCGAGGACATGAAGTGGGCTGATATTGTGTTCACTCAGAACCTCAGCAACTTCGGAGGTCCTTACACTGCTCGTATCGTAGGCAAGGCTAAAGAGTTCGGAAAGTTCATGCACTACGATACTGATGATCTTCTCACAGATGTTTACGAGGGTCACAGGTTAGAGAATGTGTATAAGGAGCGTGGGTTAAGTGATATTACAAAGTTCATCTATCACAACTCTGATCTAGTAACTGTAACACAAAAAAAGTTCGCAGCTAGAGTACACCCTTTTTGCGGTGAGAATACTACACTAGCAATCGTAAAGAATGCTATTGATTATGACCTCCCATGCTGGAACATGGAGAAGTCCTCAGCCAGGAAAAATCTATGCCGTGTAGGGTGGGTAGGAGGTATCCACCATGAGCAGGACCTTAAGGAGTTTGTAGGTGTACCGTGGCTGGTCAATCAGAAGGCTGGAAGAGAGAGAGTTCACTGGGACTTCTACGGACGCCCTCCCATCGACCCTAAGACAGGCAGGGATTGGCAGCAGGATGTATGGGACAACTACACTCGAATGCTCACAGCAGGCTTTAGAGGGGCTAAGAACTGGGCTGTACGAGCAGCTATGGGACCTGATAGGTATGGTGAGTTCTATGCTCATATGGATCTAGCTATTGCTCCACTAGAGTTTAATAACTTTAATGATAGCAAGTCTGAGATTAAAGTAGCAGAGTGTGGTCGTTATGGTATTCCTCTTGTAGCGACTAATTGCGGTTGTTACGATGAGACTATAATTAACGGGCAGACAGGATATCTAATCGACAAATCTAACCCTAAGTCTGAGTGGGTTAGAGTTATGACTAAGATGATTAAAGATAAAAAGGGTCGTGAAGAGATGGGACGCAATCTTAAAGAAGTTGCTGACACTTATTTCGACATCAACAAGGTTGTTAAGTTTAGATACGATCTATATAAGCAGTTACTAGGAGTTAAAAATGAATGATACGACTGTTGTAATAAAAACCATAGGAAGGAGAACATTACGGTCAGCAGTAAACTCAGCGGTTAGAGAAGGTTTTGATCCTATTATCGTATCTGATGGCGCTGACATCCCACCAGAGCAATCAGGAGGTTGTAGGGTAATTCGTCTAGGTAAGAACTGGGGATACTATGGAGGTATGACCAGTAATGTAGGGGCAGCGGTTACGCCTACAGAGTTCATGACATTACTAGACGATGACGATGAGTTTGTAGAAGGCGCTGGAGACATCATAAGATCAAAGCTTAGAGAAAAACCTGAAATTGATATTTGGATTGGCGGCGTTCGGTTCAAGGATAGGATATCATTAAGACTACCCGATGGTAGTGTATATCAATCGACGGATCTTGCAGTTAGACCTGACTTCGGTGTTAACCCTGGTAATGTAGCAATGCCTACTTACAGAACGGAGATATTCTCTAGATTTCCTTTTGTGGATAATGTCGCCAAGACACAGGACAATCTAACCGATTTCCTACATGTTAGGAAGTGTATGTTAGAGGGTTACAAAGTTTACTGGTATGAAAAAGCAATTTATCTCGTCAGACCTGATGAGCAAGGAACTAATGGAGGAGGGAAGTTATGATTAGCGTTGTCATACCTACTATGTGGGCTTCCCCAGTATTCAAAGAGCTTCTTAAGAGTTTATATGATCATAATCTTGTGGAGGAGATTATCATTATTTCAAATGATAAACCCAAGTTCAAAACCAATAACAAAAAGGTTAAGCTGATACAGCAGCAAGTAAATATAGGAGTTAACCCTGCTTGGAATCTAGGAGTATCATTAAGTAAAAATGAGGACATTTTGATTTTGAATGATGACATCCTCTTTGATCTATCCTTTATACAGAAAGCTTTTGATGTTAAGAATGAATATGCCATTGTGTCTATCAACTTTGATGAAACTCAAAAAAATATAGTTGAGCCATCCAAAAGACCTCACGGACTAGGATGTGCTTTTCTTATAAACAAGTCGAACTATGTAACTATACCTGAAGACTTTACAATATTCTTTGGAGATGATTGGTTGTTTTACAACTGCCTTATGTCTGGAAAGAAAGTGGCCTTATTGCCGAACATAAAAACGAATGGGATACTATCCTCTACATCAGGTAGGTTTCAAAACAATATTGTAATTGAGCTTAGTAAATACTCAAAACATCTGGACAGTATTTACAACCACAAGCATAAGTTTACGATACTAGTTCCGTATCATCACAGTGTAGTTTCTGTCGATGAAGTAAATATCCTTTTAACATCTTTGAAAAATCAAACATTCAAAGATTTTGAGATCATTCTAATTCATGACGGACCTCATCCAGAAAAAGATAAACTGGATTTGAGTGGCGTGAGGTACTTTGAAACAAAAGAAAGATTAAATGATTGGGGTCACACACTAAGAGATATAGGTATATCTATAAGCGAAGGCCAGTATATCATCCACTTGAATTGTGATAACATTCTATATGAAAACGCTTTAGAGAGGCTACATGAGTTGTCAGAAAGAGAGGTGGAGTTTGGTCATACTTATGGAGGCCATCGTTTTGACAGCAAGGACATTTTAATATTCCCAATAATATTACACGGCCAGACTACAGATGGCCTTCACTTGTTCAGAGACAAGAATTCTGACAAGAAACTAATATTGACAGGTTATCCCCCTCAAACTGATTTTATAGATTGTATGCAATTGGTTATGAAAAGATCTAAGTGGAACTATTATGGAGGGTGGTATGATAAAAGCTTTGCTTCTGATGGAGCCATGTACTCTAGATTTGTTAGAGAGAATCTGGGTGCCATATATGAATCTGAGATATTAGGAGAGCATAGATGAAGATAGCCTGTTATGCATTGGCTTACAATGAGGAGATAATACTTCCTCAATTCATAAACCACTATAAAAAGTTTTGTGACAAAATTGTTATCTATGATAACATGTCTACGGACAATACCAA